CTTTGTAGCAAATGATCTGAGCGTTTCCCCAGTACCGTCATTTGCTGTTGTACCTGTACTAATTGTTTGTCTAGTCATCTAAGTTCCCAAATCATTTGGATTTATTATATTTATAAAAGAAAGCTGGATCAAATTACGCTGAATCGTAATAATTGTAAGTATCTTGGTCAACAGTTTCTCTAGTTGTTTCCATAGAAGTAAGTAGTCCAACATCAGAATCTTGGTCAATGGTAAAGGTAGTAACGTCTGCTGCACCGATAATATTAGGATATCTATCACTCATCCATTGCATCGTATATTCTGAATCGCTCCATGCACTAATATTTAATTCTGGTCTTAAGCGATACGCAGTACCTCCAGATGTGACAATTTCAAGTGTTTCGACGAATGATGAAATAGCGAGATCCCCTTGGGATTGATATGTAATAGGCTTAATATCTTGATCATTAATATATGCAAATCCGAGAAGATTTAGTGCAGGGGTTTGACCAACAGTATTTGCTAAAATAACAGAAGAAGCAACGTACATCCCACCTGGATGAACGAATAATTTATATAATTCAATCCATTCGCTTTGTGAAACAGGTGACTGAATCTCTAATGCCCAATATTGATAAAGTTTATCGTTTTGAATAAATTTACCTGATTCGGGACCAATGGGCGTTTCGCCGACATTAAAAGTTAAATCTTTACCATAACGAATTTCCGGGTCAACCCCAAAGAATGCCCTGAAGAATCTTTGAATCGAGAACTTCGTACCTTTTGATCGGTAGAAGTTATTCGATAATTCTGTACCAGTTCTTTTATCTAGAACACCTTCGATATAGTTTTGACCGAGAAGTAATTCATCTTCGATATATGTAAGGTTAGATGTCGCAGTCTGACCAATATCTCGAGTGGTTGCTAAATCTTTTAATCTATAACCAAATGCACCCTCATCTGAGTCCAAATATTGATAATAACTTTCCAGTAACTGAATAAGTTTTGGATATTCACTACCAAAATATTCAGGTAAAGCTTCTGCTACCTGACTTCTGTTAAAAGATAATGGTCTTCTATTTAGATCTTTGAGCGTCTTATCTCGCATTAGGTAACCGCCGATGTAACAACTGGTGTGATTAACGAGTTTTCATTATCATATTGTAAAATATTATTTCTTGTTGGTACTACAGCACTCTGGTTTGCCGGCGTAACAGAAATTTTAATAGTTGTTCCCGCGGGGATAGATGTTGGTTTTAGAGAAACCAATCTGACTGATCCAGCAGAATAATTAATTGAACCAATGTTATCAATAATAACAGTATTAGTCTGCGGTTCATAAACCTGAATTGTATTTCCAGTATTCTTTAATTTTACTAGCTTTTCTACCCCAGATAAATTTTTCACGTAAAAATATGAGCTCGTAATTATTTGTTCACTCGTATTTGCTGGTTCACGAATTCCTGCGGGAAAAGATAATGTAAAAGTATTTTGAGCATTTATCGTAGGAGTAATTCTCTGTTGCATACGAATATCTGCTCTTGAAGATAGAATAGCAGGACTTAATGCATCAATAATTGTTAATAGATTCGATCTTCTAAATGATTTATCAAAATCGCCAATATTGTCTGTATAATATTGAGCAATTGCAGTTTTTACTTGCTGATTCAATGTTTGTAATGATACAGGCGTTAACTTAGGGTTAATTTGGTAGTAAACATCATTTTCGATATATGTATTTAAAGGATCCTCGAATTCAATATTAAATGAAATAATAGCTAAGTCACTAACGAGTTCTTCAATGCCGCGCTTAATGTCCGTGATCTGAGCATCTGTCACCCCGCTCTCAAATCGGATAGAAGAATATACTGTACCGAATTTAGGATCTGGATTATCTTCGCCACCCCATGATTTCAATGAAGCAATAAACGTCGGATATGTTCTTTTGATTAGTGAAGAATAATCTTCAGGCGTTACCATTCTGTTTTGGGTAGCATATTGGAATGGTGCTGCTTTACGAATGGACTCTATCTCTTCTTTGCCTCTACCGCCCGCTGCTCTTGATACAGTTGTTGTAAAGATAGGATAAGAACTACCATTAACTGTTAATGAAGAAACCGGTGAGAAAGCTGTTGCAGTATTTGCATCAGCACCATTTGTGGAAAGATAATTCATGATAATAGCATTACCAGCAACTGGCTGATTACCTAGAATATTATTCGAGCCAAATGAAAGCTGATAATAACCATTTGGAATTTCTCTTAATAGATAAACGCTACTTGATGAAGTGATAGCAGTTGCATTCAGGATATTTCCGTATGCGGTGAAAATGTCTGATGATAAAGTTTCATACACATTTACACTAGCAGTAGTAGTATCGATGTCTTGGTCAGGGATAATATAAACATCTGTGTTCGAAGTTTCACCAACTAAAAATGTTTTTGTTTTTAGTGTGCCCTCGTAAATTTCGATATCGGTTTCACCATTACTTCCTAAAAATTGGTAAACGCCTGCGCCATTATCTTCAGCAGTATATGTTTCTAATGTTTGAAACACATATGTGATATCATCAACAGTAGCTGAAAATTTAGTATATCTTGGAAGTGTAATTGCCGCTGGACGATTGGTTACGCCTGATAAATCTACTGAAGCTCTGATAGTACCCCGGGCCGCAGTTTTAGAAAACGGAATATATCCTAAACCATTCGCAATAGACGAAACTGAGGATCTTAATTGGGCTGTACCAAGGAACGATTCATTCAATGCCATGTTTGCTACAAGAGCATTAATATGGGTGTTATAAGCAAGAACATCTAAGATATTCGAAAGACCAGATGCTTCAAAATCATAGTCAGCAAATTCGCTTTGTCTCTGAAGATATGTCTTCAGGTTATTCTTGATATTATTAAAATCTAAAGCGGTAGATTGAATAGTTGTTGCCATGTTATCTTAGCCTTGCTAATGTCGTTGTAAACGTTACTTCCTCAGATGTTGAAACCACCTTGAAAGTAACTGTAACTTCAACCTCGTTTCTATCAGGTTGAGAATTTGCTCTTACATTTAAAACTCGTGCTCTTGGTTCGTATCTCTCGATAGCAGCAAACACTCTTTGCTCAATATCTGTTTCAGTATCCGGGTCTGCTAGTTCAAATAAAAGATATCTTAAATTTGCACCGAAATCTGGATTAAAGGGTTTCTCAGCAAAATTGGTTAATAAGAGATTCTTTACGGCTTGCTTAACAGCCGCAGCATCTTGTTTCTTATAGACTTCACCACTAGGTTTCGCAGCAAACGTAAGATCGATGTCCTTATAGATCTTAGTTCTGCTACTTCTTATAGTGCTGGAAACTAGGTTTCCGTCTTCAACTGAAAATGCTCTTGTCATTCAAGTCTCTCTTATTATTTGTACTATTTATATCACTTTTACGAGGTAACTCTTTTCAAAGGTCTTAAACCTTGACTATAATCTCTATGATCCCCATCATGAGGACAGCCGCCACCTTGCCAGAATCCGCCACCAGCTTTTGCGCCACCCCAAAGACATGTTAAACCTTCACCACCATTGACAACGTCTTTCTTATGACCAGCAACTAGACCCGATGGGAAACTGCCACCGGTCTGTTTCAGAATCTGTTGGGTATGATATTTAGCATCGCCCTGTGGGTAGAATTTAGATTTTTTATTCCATTGATCTTGAGTCGGCATGGTAATGATGCGAGCTTTATTGGCAATGAATGCTGCTTGTGCTGCTGTTGGAACTTCCCATCCTTTACTTGCAGCATATGCTCTTGCACTATTACCGCTGAATGTTTTATAAGCGCTTCCATCTTTTACGTAATCATTTCCAACATCATATGTTACCCCATTAATAACCATACGTGTCCAACCATCTGGAGGATTGTCTGTTGGTGATTCATGATCTTCTTCAGGCTCTGTATTATTAACTGCTGTACCACCAATCTCCACAAGATCTGTTTCACTTTGCACTTGGCCATTAAATACGGTCTTTGCACCAAACTTAGGTTTCACTTTAAACGTTGAAGGAACTTCAGGCATAATAACCGTAATCTGCGCAGCTAATTCTTCGCCCCCAAATTCACCACGAACATTTGGATCTAAGTTATCAAAATCTAAACGAATCTCATCGAATACTGATAAGTTTTCTGCAAGATACTCTGCAAATTCATATGTGATTTCTTTATCCGTTTTACCACGCTTATTATATAATTCGTAGGTAATTGCCCTACCATCTTGAGCTAAGAACTTTGGACTTCCTTCCGCCAGTACTTCTTCTGGTTCTGGCTTATAAACCCCTTCAGCGACAATCAATCTGTAGTCAGCAAACTTTTCATTATCTCTTCTTGACAATTGAATGACTTCGGCCTGCAACAGAAGATGTCTCGCAAGCTTTTGTCTTTCATCGAAGGTTGCAATGTGACCCAGATTCGTAGAGCTACCTTTACCATGAAGGAATGTAGAGATAGGAATACCATTACCAACAAGAGTCTTTGCAGTAATAGCAAACGGACCTTTACGAGGATCAATTGACTGTGGATTATATGCAGGATCTGGTACGTATTCTCCGGTATGTGCTCTTTGACCACCAATCACCTTTGCAGAATTAGTCGTTAAACCAGCTCTAATATGACTACTTGGTGCAACAGCAGTCTTACCCGGACTATAGGTTCTACCAATTGAAGGTGGGGTGGCTTTAAGATAGTTGCTTGAAATACTACCATCAGCAATCAATGCTGTTACAAAGTCTTTATTCGCCGCATTGTTTGGATCTTTCAGTTTAGCTCTCGCTTCAGCAGTTGACAGTTTCTTCCGAGCGATTCCACCCATCTTAGCATAACGAACAATCTTGTTTTTAATATAATCACCTTCGTCTACTGATACTTTTGCAATACCGCGATTAGATTGATTCAGATATTCATTCATAATAGCAGCAGTTGGTTGTACCGATGCAGTATTATCATCAAGAACTGTACCACCGTTCGATGCAGTACCAGATGAAGAGAACGACGACGAACCACCAGCCGTTTGGGCAGTACCTTGTAGATTACCTACGAAGTAACCATGGAATGATGTAGCATTCATTCTATTCGCATGAACAGAAGAAGCATTTACTCTTTCGCTAGCATTTACGGTTTGTGTTTTGACTGTATCGCCTGCGTGCACCGAATGGCCTGTGTACATGTTATAGTTGTACATGACAATACCTTCGCCACCAATTGTACCAGTAGCACCAAAGACTGACATATCTGCAGCAGCAAGGTTCATGTTTGGTGCAGACATTGCAACTTCGCTCTCTGAGCTAATCTTCGTCTGTCCACTAATACTTGCAGTATACGTTGCGCCAACCGTCTGTCTATAAGCGCCTTTAACAACATCAGTAAATCCACCAAGTGTCGTATTCGTCTTAGAACCAACGACCGTCGAGGATTCATTACCTTGAACAGTTTCGCCTTTGTTACCGGTAATATTGGTCCTATATGAACCACCGACATTCTCTTTTCTATCGCCGGCAACATTCATATTCATATCACCACCAACAGTAATGTCCATGTCACCGGTTGCATCAAGTCTTAAATTCTTACAAGAGATTGAAAGATCCCCATCGAAGACCATTACACCATTTGCATCAACGGAGATTGTAAAATTGTTTCTAGAACGAAGGAGGATGCTCCCGTCATTAGCAAGTTCAACCCCATTACCTTTATTATGTTTTAAAAGAATTCTTTCATTACCAGGCGTATCGTCCATAACCATCGCATGACCAGATTTGGTCTGCTGAACCTGCGCTCTACCATATTCACTATTTGCAGCAGGTCTTTCATCCATTCCAATACCAGGAATGACTAATGCGCCTGGACCACCAAATGCGCTAAGCTCTTCTGCAACTTTAGGCGTGCCTAATGCTTCTAACCAGTCAGGAGGAATAATATTAGGATCCGCACCGCCCATCGACAAAGTAATAGTATCATCACCAGTAGCAACTTTATTGAGAGAGCTTCTCCAAAGATATCTTGGATCTGGATATTCGGCAGACGGATCTGACCAACCAAACCCTAAAGTTTGTTCGGTATCTTTACCTAACCCAAGCTCTTCGCGCTCACCATCGGCAAAGTCTTCTTGATCCTTATCTGCTCTTTCAGCGCCTAAGTTCTCTACCATTTCATTTCCCTATTATGCAAATTGTGTCTTACTTGCAATTTCTGCTGCTGTAAGGCATTTATTATCTCTTTGTGGATGGCCAACGTTTCTCTTACCAAATAACTCGTAGACTCGTGCAGCCACATCAAACCCCGGATCAACCTTACCACTATTTCTCGGGAAGTCGACGTGACCCCAAGCTTGTCCGCCTGGATAGACTTTATACCATGCTGACATAAATTTATTAAATGATGCATGCTGCGCAAGTGTGATCGACTCTGGGCCAACCTCGGAATGAGGTGGAATCCCTCTGTATTTAGTGCTAGGACATTTATATCCTGCTACAAACGAAATACCGATACTGCGAGTATTGAATCCACCAACATGTGCCCCAGTGGTGTTAATGTCTCTACCAACTTGAATACTACCATCACGCTTAACGATAAAGTGATAACCAATACCATTCCATCCACGGGCAATATGTGACTCATTGATCTGCTCTGAACCTATATGACCTTGATCAGTATAGTGGGCAGTCCAGTGCCAAACAACAGTTGTAATCTCACGTGTAGCACCCTGAAGATAACGTACAATCTCTTCTTCTGAATTAAGGAACGGGAAGTTTCCATCAGTACGACCAGCTGGTGGTGGAGGTGCACCAGCTGTATCTGGCACCTGTATATTCTGACTCTTCGAGAAATATGTTGAAGGATTGACCACTGGATTTCTCGATGGTGTTCCGCCAGGAAGAATTGACTTTGTTACTGATGTATCTAAATTTACAACTTTATCATTTAAATTTGTTAGTGCGGATCTCATTTGTGGAATAGCAGCTTGTGCTGCAGCAGACAAGTTTAAATTACCCGCATTCTGTAAAAAAGATTCTATATCATTCGGTGAATTAAATTGAATAGAAATATTTTGAGCGCGGAGTTCAGCCTGTATCACATCAGGAATTCTAAGCTTACTTGCTAGCTCATTTGCTACCCCCTGAATATTCCCGGAGATAGCAGTATTGGCCAATCCTTTCAATTGATTTATTGAATTGATGCCGTCAAATCCACTAGCAATTGATTGAATAGAATTTTGAATATCTTTTGTGAAATTCTCTGTAACAGCTTTTAATATATTACCGCCATTTAATCCGCCCAATGCTTTATCTAATTGAGCAGTAGCTTTATCTAAAGTTTTACCTAGATCCGCTGGTAATTTAAACTCTTGAAGATCTTTGCAAGCCTCGTCGATAATATCTTCAACCTGAAGATTGGCGACTTCTTTTAAAACATTTTTAATTTCTTGTGGTGCAATATTTAATTTTGCTTTTAATACACCAGCAATTGCTTCTGGAGAACCATCAGTAATAATATCATCCATAAGACCTTCAGCAACACCTGCTAATTCTTTTGCTGCCGGGGCTGCAGTGGCTAATAGCGTTGATGCTGTACCATGTGCTGAACTAACTAAAGCATTAATATCACTACTGTGATTTGTTAGTGCGGTCTTAAGTGCCGGCACAGCAGCTTGCATTGATTTATCTAATTTAGCAATAGTAGCCGTGTTGACACCCCCGGTTGGAAATCCATTTGCGTCAAGCTCACCCGCAATACTTTCTGCAAGATTAGCAACGTTTTGGGTTAATCCTTCAAAGCCGCCTTTAACATCACCGAGATTCTTTCCCATCTCAGTCAGATCGAACGCCTTGAACTTGGTAGAGATTGTATCCAGCTCACCTCTTAAGCTTTCAGTATCAATACTCTTAGCTAAGTTCTGTAGCTTTTTATTTAAGTCAGCTGTGTTAATAGGCATTAGGCTTTCCTCGTAAATGTATTATACATTTCAATAGCAATGTCTACTCGTTTCTGTTCATGTAATCTTGATGGTTGCCCGTCGATTGGACTTAACGAACCAGTTAATTCGGGTTTTTCATATTGTCTATGTACAATTAAGGCCGCTGTGGTGGGGGTTGTCGCTTTCTTTAACGCAGGACCACCATAACCTTTTTTCTGTAATTCCCAATTAACGAACTCAAGTTGAGTTTGGAAATCGTACCAAGCTTTACCTTTTTTACGAGCAAATTCCATAAGATTAGGAGGTCTTTCACTTTTCCTACCATTATACCATTGTGCAATACCAATTGAAACATCCTTAGGAGCATGTAGTCCAATATCGCCTTTAGCGGTAGGAATAAGATTTGATTCTGCTACAAGGTTACCGACAATACCGGCAGCTTGTGCTGGGGTCCAACCAACTGATCTGAAATATTCAAATGCGATTTGTTTACGGTCAGTTAGGCTTGCTGGATATCCCGCTGACGCCGCGACTTTCTCATCTACTGTAGCATTTACGCCAACATTCGTTTGAATTCCGGTCTGTGTATTCCCGCCATATCTCGTACTTTGAATTGTAGCAGTATTACCTGTATTTGTTCTAACACCAGATTTAATATTGCTATAACCTTCCGGTAATACACCACTTTCAGCGGCTGGTCCAATCGGATTTGCTAATTGCTCTGCTGATGGAACTTCAACTACAGGAATAGAACCCAACACTAATGGAAGCTGTGAAGCTTTACCATCTAAGAAAATACCGAACACGGTTGCACCTTTTTCAAGATACGGGTTACGGCCTAAGCCTGATATCCCAGGTTCAGTCGTAGGAACTAATACTTGCGCCTGAGGAAGATCTCCAATTGGCACTTGACTGCGGTCTCCGTGGATACCATATATGCGAACTCTCACACGTCCAAGTCTCGGTTCGTCAGTCCCAACTTCTTCGACCACGCCGACAAACCAGCGAACCTGATCACCATAAAAAGCATTTGTTAAGTTCTTATCAACCATATCAGATTTCTTTTCCTAACTTTACTGCGCTCAGTTCAGTGGTATGTTTTGTATCGTGAAATACATGATGCGCAGAATATATCATATATGTACCGGATCTTTTCTTATCTCTTAATTTATCTTCTGATGTATTAGCGGTTTCTGAACCACTTAAATTATTATTCAGATGTACGTATTCAATCTGCTTACCAATAGATTGGTTTACGCCTAAAAGAAACGGTGATCCTGGAACTTTCAAATTGACCGGCGATTTAAATAAAACCTTTTTAATAGATTTTCTCACCATGTCTAACTCATACGAATCAATACTTTCTTCTTGATAATAATTGTTTACTACATCATCATATGTATTAACCATTATAGCTCTATGGATATCGACAGATCTTAAGCTCTGTAATTGTTTGTCCGTATATTGTGTTTCGATTACTGGTTGAAGATTACCTGGGATAATATTTTTAGCTTTTAATTTATTCAACGTAGTAGTAATCTCAAAACTTTTAGTTTCATTTCTCCCGGTAACAACGTCTACAATACTAAATTGTCCACCCATTGCACCATTTGTTATAAGGTTAAATGTATCTTCTCCTTTATTTGGAGCAAAGTAATCCATAACCACATAAGGATCTTGTTTAGAATTATGATTAGTATGTCCTTGTGTATATGCTCTAGAATATCTGTATGGAGAATTCGCATTCCATGCCGGGGTAGATAATAATTCCTCTAATGATTTCAGCTGAAGATTTTCATCATTAATAGTCGAGTATAACTGATAAGGAAGACCGTCTATCGTCGTCATCCTTTCCATAATAAAACTGATAGCTTCAAATGGAGTTAAATATGGGATTACTACTTTCATTTCCTTCTGGATAGGTGTTACAGAAGGTTGATCTATTGTAATATTAAGTTTTTCTCTAGCAATCTTGTTAACAATTTCTAATGGCGTACCGATATATGATTTTGAAAATCTTTCTAAGCTTGCATCATATGCAACTTTTTCAATTAAGTATAAAGATACGACTTCAGCTAAGTCGTTTACTTTTCGGGTATCACTTACATTCTTAATAATAAATGTTTTACGAACATCCCGCGGGGATTTAGTTGGTTGGGATAAAATAATTTCACATTCTTCAACCCCATCAAATGCAATACTATCAAATACCTTTGCATCATCTTTAAAATAAATTCTGCCAGTTAAATATGGCAAATCTATATTTTCAAATATTTCTAAAACCCCAACACTATTACGTATTTCAGCGCTGACGCCTGATTTAGTAATCTTAACAGACTTAATGATATAGTCTAAAGAACTTTCATAACTTCTGTTATCTGGCATTATTTTCTAACCTTAATAACTTATTAAACTCAGCTGCAATTTGAGTTACCACTTCAGGTTTAAATACTTCAATTGTTCTTAGCTCTTCGTTTCTTAATCTCATTCTATCCAAATTTGTAATCGGAATTAATGATGAAGCTGATGAATTAAATGTATATGGATTGATATCTACAACGTTTCCGTCTGCATCTTCATAGTGATGAACTGCATTATATTGTTCAACAACCTGGGTCAATCTAATAACTTGACCTGTTTCATCTGCAGCATAAACTTGTTCTGTATTGTTAAAGGTGTCATTCGTTCTTACAACAATTTGGCCGAGATCAAGATTTTTCTTTATGATTGTACCGGTCGAACCTGTAGATAGACCAGTGATAGTCTGTCCAGTAAGAAAGCGAGTGGTAATATCACCTTTTGTAGTAAACACATAATTAGGATAATCACTCTTCGCTCTAGGAAGAATCTCTGCTTCGGTTAATGGCCAACCGGATTCTCTGATATCATCATTCAAGAAATAGAATGTCCAATAGTATTCTGTAGTTCCATAGATGTTATAGGAAAGTGTATCCGGTCTTTCCCCATCCCTAATATAACCAGTCGCATAGAAATCAGTGTTGCCTTTAATATCGTCAACAATAGCAACATACGTAGTTAAATTCTGAAAAACAGAAGGAAGTGGCTCATTACCAAACTTATAACCTAATAGAGGAAAATTTTCGAAAAAGTTTGCCATTATTATAACCCCTGATAATGATTTTCGATATCTTGTTTCGCCAGCGCTCGAGACTCTGAGAAACTCATAGTAATCTGAACTTCACTCCATTGACCATCTTTATGGAACCCCATACTATTTGGGTTATAAACAGCTTGGAAGTTTTGTAGGTAACATGGAAGAAATTTAATACCAGGCCATTCTTTATCATTATATGTTGCTTTAATAAGAAATCTTCTTGGAAATGTATAAGCATAATCAATACCAGCAGCAAAAATTTTCTTAGGGTATAACTCGATTCTGAATGCTTTAATGATTTCTTCAATTACTCTAGATTCATCTGCACTGGAAGCAATAAGAGTAAATGAAAATGAGAATTGACGAATGGGTACAGACTGAAAAAGTGTTCTGGTGTTAGGATTTAATGCTGTTTGAGTAGCTAATGAGAATGCTGCAGCCGCGCCTTCGGTGCCATATCTTTTAGCTAGACCTTGGGTAATACTGCTAGCGACTTCAGGAGAAACTTTACCACCTGTAATAGCAGCTGCCATTGCAGCAATACTTTCAGCTGCACCAGATCCCATTTCACTCATGGTACTAGCAGCATCACCACCAGCACTAACCGCACCCTCGACACCAGCACCAATTCTACCCAATTGCATATTATTATCATATGCAACAGCATCTTGAATATTTATTGCCTGAGGCAAATATAAAGATATCTTAGGAAAATCGTCAGCGGCATTAAAACTTCTATCTGTCACTGAAGGCCTAATCGATGCTTTATCAGAACCTTTAAATGCACCAGAAGCTACTGTATCAAATATAGTACTAAAAAATCCAGAGGCAAAGTTTGCTGCACCGGAAAACACATTGGTGAAATCTGCACCAAGATCAACCCTATGTTCATTTTCGTTTACAACTTGAAAAGACAATCGTCCAAGATATTTGTCATCGTCTTTAAGTGGATACTTTAAAGCAGCTGCACCACTACCACCTTTCAGCCGCTGTTTACTTAACGTAGTAGTAGTTGCTGCGTCGAGGAATCTGTCAAAAGCATTTTCTGGCATTCTTATCAGCCTATAAATAGTTTAAATTCTTATCATTATTTATATGGAAAACTATGGCTTATTCCGGGAAATACAAAGTTAAAAATCCGAACAAATACAAAGGCGATCATACAAATGTAGTATATCGATCTCTCTGGGAAAAGTATTGTTTTAAGTGGTGTGATGAATCAAATGAGGTAAAAGAATGGTCAAGCGAAGAAGTTATAATCCCATATTTCTACGAGGTAGATAAGAAATATCATCGGTACTTTATGGATCTCAAGATTACTTATACGAATGGCAAGACGGTACTTGTAGAGATCAAGCCGGATAAAGAGACCAAACCCCCCGCCTTTACAGGTCGTAAGACAAAGCGTTATATTAACGAAGGATTGACATACGTCAAGAACATGAACAAGTGGGCAGCTGCGCAGAACTATGCTGCCGATCGTGGTTGGGGATTCCAAATCTGGACTGAAGATACACTACACAAAATGGGCATTAAACCCAAATCAACAAAACCGTTGAAGCCATATAAAAAATCTAAGAAATCAACATAAATAGTGGCATGAAACAGATAAAACATAAACACCATATTGTTCCAAAGCACGCTGGAGGATCTGATGATCCATCCAATCTAGTAGAGCTGACTATTGAAGAACATGCAGAAGCCCATCGTAAGTTATACTTAGAACATGGTAGATGGCAAGATAAACTAGCATGGCTCGGTCTTTCAGGAAGACTAGATGAAGATGATGATGCGAGAATTATTGCAATACGAGAAGGTATTAAAACGAGAGATCAGTCTTACTTTAAAACTAAGGAATGGTCAGATAGAATATCCGATTTGACTAAGGGTGTACCTAAGTCCGAAAAACATAAACAGTCAATGAGAAAGCCTAAATCAGAATCCCATAGAAAAAAGCTTGCCTCTCATTTGAATAATATAGAATGGACTGAAGAAAGAAAAAATAAAATATCGGAGACTTTAAAGCAGAAGCATAAGTGTCCACATTGTGATTTCACATCGAACAAATCACACGTCGTAAGGCATATAAAAAGAGAACATATTAATGTCTAATCTATTTGCAAAACTTGAGATAGAAGCATTTCGTAAAGGGTTAACGTTACGAACAAAAGAGTCTCAAAACTGGTTTCGTAAAAGGGTGGCCAATCTCCGTCCAAATAGGAGTGCGCTCATGAAAGACGAACTAGTGCAATTAAAAAATAGATCTATCGTAGGTAGTATGGCATTTTTCTTTTACGACCCGAAACATAAAGACACGCTCCCATATTATGATTCCTTTCCCTTGGTGATTGTGGTCGGTCCGGCGGAAGGTGGATTCTACGGTTTGAATCTACATTACCTTCCGCCGACCCTCCGCGCCAAGTTCCTTGATGCTCTATTAGAGATTACAAATAACAGACTATATGATGATTCCACTAAGTTCGATCTTTCATATAATATGCTACAACGTGCATCGAAGATGAAGTACTTTAAACCATGCTTTAAGCACTATCTGAATAAACATGTTCGTTCACGCTTTGCTATGGTTGAAGCACCTGAGTGGGAAATTGCAACATTCTTACCAACAGCAGACTTCCAGAAGGCAAGCCGAGCACAAGTCTATGCTGATTCCAAGAGGAAGATAAATGGCTAATAGTATCGATGAATTCAAAGGTATAGTCGGATCAAAACGCGGCTTTGCAGCGCCGAACATCTATAGAGTATTCTTACCATCATTTGCGGGTGTCGGTAGCAGAGAGATAGATGTACTCTGTACGGGTGTTAATATGCCTGGTCGTCAGATCATGACTACCGAGAAGCGTATCGGTGTTGTTTTCGAAAAGATTGCTAATAATCAAGCTTACGATGATATCAATATGTCGTTTCACGTTTTAAATGATTATGGGATCCGCAAATATTTTGAGGCTTGGCAGAATCTTGCATTAGATCAAGATACATATACTCTTGGATATAAGAGCGATTATGCCAGAACTGTACGAATCCAACAGCTTAGAAAAGGATTTTCTCTTCCGCTTTATCAAAGCCCGTTTATAAGATGGGATTTTCTTGGTGGTGGTACGTTGGATTTAGACATAGATATCAACATTAGAAGCCAAGACATTGTGTACGAGTGTACTCTCATTGACGCATTTCCGACGACAATGGATCTGCTTCAATTAGGCGACGGACAAAATGATCAGACGTTACAGCTTAATGTTCAAATTTCTTATAAGAATTGGATAGGCGGCGGGGGTAGTGCCGTTAAGAAAGAAAACAATTTCTTAGTTGGCGCAATGATGGGACAAATTACTAAAGCACTTAATTAATAGGATGAACTAAATGGCTTTACCTAAACTGAATGACACACCAAAGTATGATATCGTTATTCCTTCTACTAAAACTAAAACAAGGTTCAGACCTTATTTGGTAAAAGAAGAAAAGGTATTACT